TCGTCGAAGAAGACGGCGTGGTGATCTCGGACTACAAGGTCACATCAAGCTGGGCGGTGATGAACGAGAAGGCTGAATGGGTGGAACAACTCAACAGCTACGCATGGCTCGTTGAGAAGTGCAAGATGATGAACGTCAAGAAGCTGCAGATCATCGCCATCATCCGAGACTGGAAGGACCGCGAGACCAAGAACCCTGACTACCCGCAGGCTCCCATCGTCACTGTTGACATCCCGCTTTGGGACTTTGAAACCCGCACCCAGTTCCTGAAAGACCGTGTTCATGCTCACTCCGAAGCGTATCTCGATGCTGAGCTTGACTCACCGCTCCCACCGTGTACTCCCGAGCAAATGTGGGAACGCCCAACAACCTATGCCCTGTTTAAAGAAGGAGGCAAACGCGCCAAGAAAGTATTCACAATCAAAGAGGAGGCCGACGAAGCTTTGACCGACGGCCACTACATCGAAACCCGTCAAGGCACTCGAGTCCGGTGCGAGAGCTTCTGCCCCGTATCCGGCCTTTGCGATCAATATCAGGAATGGAAAAATGATAACGCTCAAACTGTCCAATGAAGACTCCCTCGTTGTTATCGCCGCTCTAAGGATGTACTCAAACGTCATGATTGAGAACATCTCCCATCAGCTGGCGATACAGATGACAACGCAGGTCACTAAACAACCCGAAGCAACAGTCACCGTCAAACGTGGTCCCGGCCGCCCCCGTAAAAACAAATGAACGTCTACAAAAAACTCATGCAAGCGCGGGCACAGTTCCACGCACTGCCCTTGAAGAAGTCTGGGAAGAACGAGTTCGCCAAGTTCAACTACTTTGAGCTTGGTGACTTTCTTCCCGCGGTTCAAACCATCTTCTCCGAGGTCGGCCTGTGTGGAGTGGTGTCCTACAACACCGACTACGCTTACTTAAGGATCTATGACACGGACGCCCAGTCTGAGCCCATCGTTATCACTTCCCCGATGGCGGCGCTGAATCTCAAAGCAGCCCATGACATCCAGAACATGGGCGGGATCCAGACCTACCAGCGTCGGTACCTCTGGATGACCGCTATGGAGGTGGTCGAGAACGATCTGATCGACGCAGCCCCGCCCAAAGCCAAGGAACCTCCCGAGGTCAAGCCGAAACCTCCCAAGGAGATTCTTGGGAAACCGGGAGGCTGGCAACTGTCTGTCGGTCTCAACGATGACGGTGACGCTGACAGCTGGGTAGAAGCGGTCATGGACCTGACAAAAGTCGCGTTAGACATGGCGACCAACCCAACTGACGTGCGGGATATCTTCAAGGTCAATCGTGCAATCTACGACAACCTGAAGGTCTGTGATGCGGAACAGCATGATGCCGTTCTAACCATGTTCAGGACTGCCAAGTCCCGCTTTGAAGGATGATGATGGCTAGCGTCAATAAAGTGATTTTGATCGGAAACGTAGGCCGTGACCCGGAAATCCGTCACCTAAACAACGGAGACGCCGTGGCTAACCTGAGCCTCGCTACGACCAGCAAGTACAAGCGTAACGATGAATGGGTCGAAGAAACCCAGTGGCACCGGGTCGTGGGCTACAAACGCTCCGCGGAGATCATCCAGAACAAGATCAGCAAGGGCATGTCAGTCTACGTAGAAGGGGTTCTTAAGTACCGTCAGTACGAGAAAGACGGTGCCAAGATGACCTCTACGGAGATCGTGGCCAACGAGATCCATGTTATGGGGGGTAAACCCAAGCCCAAAGAGTCAGACGAGGAGATGCCGTTTTGATGGACGTAATCCGTTTTGATGCCGTGAAAGTGGCCATGAAGCAAGACGCCACCGGATACGTGCTGACTTTACGGATCCACCCCGATGAGGTGCCAGAGGAACTTCTGCGGCACTTTGTCGGGGCGCATTACGATGTCGCCATGATCCGCACGGATGTACAAGCTATCACCGGGCCTAACCTCGTGCAGCTAGCGGGGATGCTCTGTCGTAATCAAGACTTCTTTCACTTCCTTGGCAACGAAATGATCGTGGACATCTCGAACGAGCAAGAAGCAACCGAAGCTCTAAGAGAGTACCTCCAAATACAAACCCGGAAAGAGTTACAAACCAATAAGGAAGCCGCCAACAAACTAATCAAACTCAACAAGGATTTTCAATCGTGGAAAAGAAACTGATCCCGTACTCGGTTCACCTGCCTGAAGCCCTGTATCTACGCATCAAGTTCGCAGCCGAGCAACGCAAGGCCAGCAGCCTGATCCGGGATGCCATCGAGCTATACCTAAAACAGGACAACGTATTCGAGACAGGACGAGCCACTGGAGTGGAGGATTCCCTCAACAAACTGAACCAGAACCCTTTGTTCCACAAGCTTTCGTGGAACGGCAGCACCATGTATGAACACGCAATGACCGCGTTAGAGCCGCTAAAGGAGCAGAAACGTGCGAAAAAGAAACCCTGAAGGAATAGATGGGCTGATCAATGAAACCCCGCCGCTGGAAGACATGACCCTCAAAGACTGGTTTGCATCCTTTGCCTTGCTAAGCGGGCATGACGCAAAAGAAGCCTACGAGATTGCTCGAGACATGATCAAAGAACGAAAGGTTCAGGGATGATTGACTATATCGAAGGGGTGCTTACGCTCAACCAGTTGATCAAACAACTACACGAGCAGCTTCTACACAAACAATACTTGGACGCCAAGGAAACCTGTCACAGGATCACCTCCGAGTCCCGGTTAGTCTTCAACCAAATCAAGATCCAAGAAAATGATCTGCCCTAACTGTGCCAGAAGCGCACTGTGCAAGTCCGTAGATGGCACATCCCGTCTGTACGTTTGCACGAATTGCAAAACCAGATTCCAAACAGTTGAAACCATAGTAGCCATTGAGGATGGGATGACAGTCATCGAGAAGGTCAGAGAGTACCTAAACACCCACAAGAAGCCGGTCACAATCAAACAACTAGCAAATCGATTCCTGTTAAGCAAAACCGGGGTTCGAGAAGCTTTGATGAAATTGGAGAAACAAGGAAATGCCCAACGCCAAAAAACAGGATCAACGGACTTCTGGTCGTTCAAAGCCCAGCCCTTTGACGGCTTGGCCGTTCCCAAAGCACCCAATCCCAAACCCCGGACACCCGCCTTTGTCCGACCGATCCAGAACTCGTACCCAGCGATACGCGGATATGATGACTGAACTAGGGGAAGGAAAATGACCTACCAAACACTTGGCGAACTTATCAACGACAAACTCAAGATCAACGAGATCATGACCGAAGACCAGAAGGCAGACGACCTACAAGCCGGAGGGAACCACTACAAGGATCTCGCCATCCAGCCGTGGCACTTGATGGAAGATGTCTTAACCCGCGAGGAGTTCATAGGCTACCTAAAAGGCAACCTTATCAAGTACGCCATGCGTCAAGGTAAGAAAGACTCGCCCGACGCAGCGAAGTACAAGCACTACGTTATGAAACTCTCGGAAGTGCTGCTTGAACAATAAGCTCACCCCAAAGCAGCGGGCACACATACACAGGGTCAAGGAACTACCTTGCTCTGTGTGTGACGCCTACCCCCCTAGCGAAGCGCACCACATAGAACAGAAGCTTCAGTACTGTGTGGTCGCACTCTGTCAGGATTGTCACCGCAACTGGCACGGCACCAAGGAACTCTGGCGCATCCGGAAAATGGATGAACTAGACGCCCTCAACATCACCATCGAACGACTGGTGTAAACGTTGACACCCCGTAAACGTTTACACCCTACTTTGTTGACTTTCTCAGCAACTCAGCCTGTTTGGCTAGGTCGATGATCAGTAGTTGGATGGTGTCGATCTGGATCCGTTTATCCTCACCGCTCATGGTCGGGTCTTCCGTAATGAGCCGGATATTCTGACGCAGCTTGGCCATTTGTTTTGACGTGTTGTCATACATCTTGGCCAGTGCAACCTTGTCGCCGCGGTCTTCCATAATCCGTTGGATGTTCTTAGAGTCCCCAATAGCAGCGTAATGCCGCATGTCGGCCATCGCCTGACTGATTTCTCGAGCGTTCTCATAGAAGGACGTGACGTATTCAGACTGCGTAGCCGGCAGGGATCGGATGAATCCTAAGCTCACCCCATCCACCCACCGTTCAGCGGGGTATGCGCCCTCTTGGAACGGCGCTACGGCGTGTTTGGACGCCCAAGCTACCGTACCCCCTAGCCAGCCAAAATACGCCTTAATCGCGTAATCTGCCTGCACAGGGCTGATCTCTCCCTTGGTCGGCAGGAACAGGTTACTGACGCCCGACAACGCGATAGCAAGCGGGCTGGTGTTGTCAGTCTTCCGTTCTTCTTTAGACAGACGCTCCATGCCCGCGGATTCAATCGGCGCACCGGTAAACGAATCCTTGTTCGCATACAGGTCAATCAACGGTTTGAACATCTGAGGAGTGGGATTCAAGGCAAACGTATCGCCGATCATCCTGCGTAGACTGTTCTCGAGTTGTTTACCTTCAGAGGTCTCGTCGAACAGCTGCTCCGCCACCCGCTCAGCCAAGGTTCCGAACGCACCGATTTCAAACGGTTTCGGGATACGAAGCGCGTAGTCCATCCCGGGAACTCGGAACCACCAGAAGTTGTCCCGATCCCAGTCAGTGCGTTTCTTGTATTCATCGTCATCTTTAAAGGCAAAGTACAGAGCAAGAGACGCGAGGATAACGCCGCCCGTTACTACCGAGAACGATGACGCTTTACGTTTATCGTCCATGTCAGATTCTTTGCCCGTCAAGGTGTTGTAAAACACCCGCGCGGTCGGACTGACACCATCTCTACCAAGCTTGTAAAGACCTTGGATACGAGCATTCAAGAACGGAACGATCTGAGTCAGATACCTGAACGCACCCCAAGATCCCTGCATGGAGAAGTCTAGGAGATCTCGAGCCATGAACGATGCGGTCAGATGATCGTAGCCTTGGTCCTTAAGTTTCGTATACAGGGCAATACGGTTAGCAGCTTCAGACCGGTTCCCCCACTCCTGATACTTGTCCCAAGCAACCCGCAGGCCGCTCATGATCTTGTCTTTCGTATCAAGAATGTTGTCAGGATCTACGCCTTGTTTGATAAGACGCTTCACAAGCGCAGCCTGATCGCCCTCAACAATCGATCCAAAGTTGAAGATCGCACCGCCTGACAGAGCGGAGATATACCTTGGATTGTCTTTACTCGATCCTCTCCAACCGTCCAGAACATTTAGCGTTCCGGACAACGCTTGCGCTTGGATCGAATCCCGGAACAGGTTTCGTACCTTGAACGCCGGAGAGATAGTTACACCAAATTGGAGCAGGTTCTTGAAGTCCCGCATCGCACTAAGAAACTTACTCTTTGGACCCAAGTAACCGATAGAAGAGATCGACTCGAGCAGCAGGGGCTCGTACACCGAGAAGTAAGCAGGGATCCCGTCAATCATTACCTTGACGTTCGCTGAATCCTTTTTGCTCTCAGTCATCCATCCCTGCAGGCTTCCGTCACCGGCCAGTTCCCCGGTCGAACGGACATACACCTGCCCGTCTTCCATGACATACGCAGACTTCAGATTAGGCGCTACGTCCCCGCTCTCCATAGCGGCATAGATAGTTTCTATCGCTGCCCGGTTCTTCATAGAAGCCGACAATATGTGGTTCCAGTTCCGGACGATGTTCTCCATCAGATCACCGAACGGACTCTGACCCCCTTCGATGTTCTTGGTGAAGTACTGATTCGGAAGACCGGTAGAGTCCATCGCGGCCGACAGCATCCCGTCTTCCATCTCGCGATAGAACGGGATGTACCAGATGTCATTGGCAAACCGTTCATAACCAACAGGGTTCGCCAGCAGATCAGCAATCTTCGCCGCCTTTTGTTCTTCAGTCAGATCGTCCCGCTGGCTTGTCCGTGCGATCTCCTTTTCGGTGGACATGATTAGTCCTTGCCGAAGAGGGATCTGCAATACAGAACGGTTCAGCACGTTCATCTGATTCCGCACTTGGATGTAAATCTGGCGGCGATTCTTACCACCCAGATCACCATCAGCCAGTTCTTCCTTGCGCTTCATCAGTTCTTCAATGTCTTCAAACCGGGAGTTCTTACCGTCTTTTGCGAGCTGAGCCTCACGGTTAAGCGCCATCCAGATCAGGAAACGATCTACTTCTTTCCCGACCGGAGCCAAGATCTCTTTAAGACCTTTGGTGTTTTGTTTAATGTCCAGAGCCCCATCGTGCAGATAGACCTCACCGTGGAACATCAACCCTTCCAAAGCGCCGTCTACTGTCCTAGACATACGCGCCAGCATGTAGGCATGTTCGCTGTAGTCCTTGATGGTCCGGTACTGATCGGCAATCCCTTGCGCCATACGCTTCCAGAACTGGTCGCGCATCCCGACAAACTTGTCGATGACCGTCGCCCGCTGCGGGGTGTAGATCGGCACAAGCTTGTCGAACAGTTCTTTATCCACCCCTTCAAAGTTCTCCGACTTCAGAGGTGTGCGCTTCTGTAAGAACTTTTGAGCCTCGTCAACGACCTTATCAACTGACTTACGAACGATCTGCTGAGCTGGCTCGCCTTCAAACAGCATCGTCGTACTTTGGAACTTGCCGTCTCCTTTGATGATGCTATCCAAGGCTTTCAACAGCACCGCATCAGAGGACAAACCAAAGATTCCTTTGATCTTTTTAACGAACTCTGACAGCCAATTTTTGAGCCGGCCCCAAGCAGTGTCACCAAGATCGAAGCGATTCTGGACTAAACGTGTCGCGTTAACAGCCCAGTATTCAGAAGGATTGACGTACTGATAGAAGTCATACGGCACGTCACCGTTCTTAATCATCTCCTTCATGACCATCATCTTGTCGTCGATGGACAGATCAGGGCCACCGAAGTGGAAGCTCATCAGGAGTTCAAAGAACCGTTCCTGTGCAGGAGTCTCCGCTCGACGAGCTGCAGCGGTGATATCCATCAGCCACCGCTCACGGATCTTGTCCTGTACCTCTGGCGGCATCATCCGTTCGAGGTGATGCAGGATCTCGTGGACAGCAGTATCAAACTGCGCGGTCTGCGGAACCAACAGCATGATTTGGCTGATCTGATCGTATTCGCCACTGACCCCTTCAGCGCCTTGGGCAATGCTGATACCCAGCGTATCCAGAAGTGTCGGGTTCTGGTCAATAAACCAGAGGGCCATCTCAACGCCGTCATCAGACAACATCCCCCGTCTACGGGCGTTTAGCAGGCGCTCCCTAATAAAGTCGGCACCACGCACTCGAGGCGCTGCAGGCTTAGATGCAGGATCCCGGTCTAGAGCAGTCTTAACCCCATCAATAAACCCGGCATCACCAATCACTCCTTCAGCGTGTTGCTTAGCGAGAAACTTGATGCGCCGCTTAGTCTGGATGCGGGTCTTCTCTACGACAGGCTGAAACGGAACAATCGACTGCAGCGGAGGTTTAGTAGGCTTGGAACGCTGGTCAATGATTGCCCGCGTTGCCGAGTCCATCATGTTGGCATTGAGATCAAGGTTGTACTGAGATATGAACTGTCCGATTAGTTCTTGTGCTTCTCGAGCGCCAACCAGCTTTCTATACAGATCACCAACAGAGACAAAGCCTTCGCCCTCTTTGACGATCTTTTTGCCTACTTTGTTTTTGAACACATGGATCCGGTACTCACCACCGACCTTGAGCATCTGAACTGTTTCAGCGTCAGCGTCGATGACAATACCGCCTAGATCCATCAGTTCAATAGCCTCTTGCGGAGACTTCATCTTGCCTGCGACCTTGGCCATCGTCTTCGCAAGATCGAAGTTCGTCGGCATCATGAAGCCCTGACGCAGATCTCCTTTGTCATCCGTATAGCTAATCAGGTTCCCGCTGTATCCAACGATGGCTTTAGCGCGGACCAGATTCCCTCCGATAATGATTCTGTTTTCCCGGACGTTATTCTGGTTTCGGTCAAACGCATCTAGAATAGGGATCATCTCAACGCCAGAACCGTCAGCGTTAGCAACAGCCATTTCTTTTTCTGGCTTAAACACTACTTTGCTAGCTTGTGCAGCTTCTTTCTCTGCCCAATGAGCAATCTGAGTGAGCCTAAAACTCATGGTCGGCTGCTGACCATTCACCACTGCTACTTTGACTTCCCAGTCACTAAGCGCAGTAGGAGATTTGACTTTTCCTTTTTTCTGAACGTCCGTTACTACACCAAACAGCATCGCCCCGCCTTCTGGAGTAAACGTGATTGTTTCTCCGATGGTAGGCAAACGAAGCCTCAATATGCTTTGTACTTCTTCGATAGCAAAAATCTTTGCATCAATTTTTTCTTTTTCGCTTGGTTCGTTTCTAGCTAGTTTTCTTAATGGTTCTATTAGTTCATTAGTGCTTTCCATAAACGTTTCTATTTGAGACTTACGTACCTCTTGCGGCTTTTTACCGTTCAATGCTTTGGCTTGAAGTTCCAGAACTTGTGTACGTGATAAAGGTTTGGCCTGCCTCTTAGAGTTAACCTTGTATGCCACCACCGCGGCGGTGAACGGGCTCAGGCTACCTTGATCAGCGTCTTGAAGAATGATCTCTTCAACAGTCTTGGCATCCAGAGGTTTAACCTTAGCCTCGAGATCGTTCTGACCGAACGCTTCTTTCATCTCCAAGAACGAGTTGTATTCAGAGATCAACTCGTCATACAAGGCAGTCTGTTCTTGCAAAGGCAACAAGCCAATACGCCCCGTCACCTTCGCCATCGCGTTCATTGAATTTACGGCGCCATCTTGATCCACCGTAATTGGGAAACCAAGACGTGCGTTCAATTCATCATTCAAACCAACTGTCGCTGCAGCGACAAGATCCCCGTACCTGTTCATGAAGTCAGGAGTCTTGACATCCTGCACTGCCGTCTTACGCCCGCCCGCCGTAGTGTTAGCGTTCAGCGCGGCCATCTTGTTAGCCAGCACCGCAGCAGGACGCAGCTCAATCGGAACATTCGCTGACAGCTGAACATACCGCGGAAGCCCGAACTGAGCAGGCAATCCTTCAGGTGCTTGACCATCCTCAGTTACCTGACCCGTACGATTGATACGGCCAAGCATCTGCATATGGTTATTGATGTCCAACTCAGCCTGAGCAATGATCATCACGCGGCGGCGCTGATCTGCAAACTTTTCAGACGAGTGCATGGACAAACCAGTCGAACCCGACCGGTTAATCAACAGCGCATCAATCTCACCTTCGTTGAACTTGGCAATCGTGTTCTTTTTGCCAGCGGTCTTAAGTTCCTTTTTATCTCTAGGAACAAGGCGGTTATCGACTGTACCGTCAGGATTGGTCACAGAATCCACAACCATCTGACGACCAGTGACCTCACCGATAGAGTAACCAGCTTCTCTGATCCTTTGTTTAATCGCATCAATTGGAGATACAGGGATGTTCAGCTCAGCAAGGTTTTGGATCTCTGACAGAGCATCGTTGTAGTCATCTAACGCTGACCCCAGCTCATCGTCAGTAAGGTAGTGTTTCTGCTGAGTGCCATCCGGATTGTTAATAGAAACTGTCCGGACATTATTCAAATACCTAACAAGAACGTCAGCGAACGTAGCACGGAACGCCTGTCCGGGTTGGATACCGTTAGCTTTAGCGAAATCAGACAGGAACGTCTCTAACGTATTCGCTACAGTAATGACCGGCTTCTCACCATTACGAATTGCTTCAATTGCAAAGTCAGCGGTCTGATTGGATTTAACAGCGAGCAGGAACGTATTCAGTACGTTGTGCATCACCGACGTGAAGTTGGTCGAATCTACTTGAGGAGTCGCGATCTCCTCGTCAGGCATCCTTACGCCTTGGGTATCTAGATCCGCTTGCAGATCCGCAACAGCTTTAGCTTTCTCTTTGTCAAACGCAACGATCTGGCGCATGACATCGGAGAGAGTCTCTGCAGCTTCCTGAGATACCTCGACGGTCTGATTGTTGTACTCAATCCCTTCAAACGAACGTTCACGGCGCAGGTACTGTCCAGCCTCAACCAGCATGGCCGACGTTGCCTGCTGCATGGGGACAGACGCAATCGCATCCACCAGCTGCTGCGGGTTGTCGAACGCCAGTCCAAGGTCAGTTTTGTTATAAGCGTCCAGTACTTCTGGGTTCTTGGCGAACGTAGCCGAGGAATAGAACACCCCGCCCGCTTTATTGATGTAGCTACGCGCAATCAGGCCACGGGTTACGAGATCTTTCTCTGGGCCACGACCAATGTTATGCGCCTCATCCATGATCAACATCGTGTTGTCATTGATGAAGTGATCAAGGAACTCATGCCGGAAAAACAACTCTGCCTTTGGAGTAACTTTTTTACCCTGAACCCGCTTAGGCATACCAGAGCTTTTAGGATTCATCTGGTTATACGTAGTGAAAATCACATCGTATGAACCTAACGAATTCTTTTTGACCATCTCCGCAAGCGCACGTTCATGCGGCTCAAGGGCAGGAGTCTCAAGAAACTTACCGCGACGCTCAGGAATCTCAGCACGAAGCTCAGTCATCAATTGTTTGTCAGCAAGGATCTCTGGATCAGTCGTGGTCGATACAAACTGTTTTATCAAATCGTTTTGTTTTTCAATTGGTTTGTTATCAAGCTTTGAACCAAGCAATGATTCAGCACGGTTTTTAATTGCCCCTTGTACTTCTGTAATCTGAATCTCAATGTCTTGCTTTTCACTAAACCAACGCAGCGCCTCCGCATCTAACGGAACGTTAGCGTTATTGTTTGTCATCAACGGGCGTACATCTCCCATGTTGATGTCGTTAAGATCCCGCATGATGTCGCCATACAGATCAGGCATCTGCGTGACAAACACGGGGATCTTTTTATTCAGGATGGCATAACGGATCATCCCAGCAACGACACGACCTTTACCAATGCCTGTCTGATCGCCGATGATGAAGCCACGATTACGTTCGATATTGTCAATACCCAACGCCAATGCTTCTACCTGTTCAGCAGAGAACGATTTCTTAAACTGTTCAGGCGTGTAGTTGAGTTTAGTTCTGACGTACTCGTCAATATTCCCAACACGCTGCCGCAAGTTCTCAAACGCGTTTTGAATAGGCGTTAAATGATTCGTGGCAACCAGCGTATTAACCGATTGATTTCCTGAAAAATTTGTGTACGGAACCTGAAGTTTTTGAGTTTCAGCTTCTGTCAGTCGCGTTCGTACCGCCCCCTCAGCAGCGGTAGGAGCCACTGCACCAGACTCGTCTCCTCGTACACGCTCTCCGCTTGGGGGTTGCTCCTCTCCAGCTTCTGCGGCAACTCTCTCCCCGGCACCCTCAGCTGGTCGAGCAGCTCCTTCACCACCGAGTTCTCCTCCACTAGGAGCAGCCCCACTAGGTTCCTCTCCAGTGGCACGCTGTCGTCTAGCAGCCCCCCCCGGTGCGCCAGCTCCTGCGCCTCCGCCAGCTCCCCCTCGTCCGCCTCGTTCGCCATCTCCTGCACCCTCTTCGCTAGGTACTGAAGGAACACTTGGCGGTTGAGGGGCTTGCCCTTCGGGAGGCGGACCGCGCCTAGTATCGCCCTCTCCTCCCCTAAAGGGGCCCATGTCAACATTTGTGCCATTGAGAACTCCTTCTAGTTCATCCCACGTTGTAATCATCCGCGGTACAGCAGCTGCAGGCAGTTGACGCTTCGTGGCGTTTTGCTTACGGCCATCAATAACAATCACATCAACAGGAAACTTCGTGCCCTGTTTGGCGTACAAGTCTCCCGCAACCGTGAAATGATCGGTAACGTTGTATTCGTTGTAGAGCTTAGAGAAGAACGTACGCTTAGCTTCACCACGGTAAGCATCACGCCGACTGTCAACGTTTACACCCGCGGGTCCGCCAATTAGCAAGACCGCCCGCCCGTCGTCCTTCATCGCCTGCAGGGCGTTCAGGGAAATGGCGTGGTCAATCTGCTTAGTCGTGTATCCATCTACGGTGTAGGTCTCGCCAGTCTGTCCGTAGGGAGGATTGGCCAGCACAACGTCAACTGACTTGGGCGAGAACTTGGCCGTCGCAGCGTTCTCGTTTGTAACCTTAAATCCCTGTGACTCGAGAGCAGCGATACGGTCAGGGTTGATTTCGTTGACCGTCGCTTTGGACGGCTCAGTCATCATCAACAGGGCGCCCTGTCCAGCAGTCGGCTCAAGAACAGTCTTGCCAAGATATGACTGCCCCAGCATGTCAGCGACAAACGCCAGCGGCAGCGGGGTGCTGTAGGCTTGGTTTCTGATACTGGTGCTATCCCGCACATCCAGATTTGGCATCTTGGATTGCTGGAATTCTTGGAGCTTTCTGTAGACCTCTTGAGGTGATCCTTCTTTGGATACCTTACGAGCGTACATAACGCCCGCGAGTTCTACGGCTTCGTCTACAAGCTTAGCATCTGGAGTTCCCGGGTTAGCAGGACGGCCCAGAACATCAGCTGCAGCCTTCCGTGCCGCGGTGATATTTGAGAATCCTTGGCCAGCTTCAAACGTTTCGAGGAACTTGTTAGCAAGCCTTACACGTTCAGCTTCAGGTTCAGGAGCCTGCATGGTGTCCTGAATAAACCGTATGGCATACGGCTTCATCTGCTGAGTTTTCTCAGGACCGACCAGCTCCAAGAACCGCTGGATGATCAGACGCATCGCCTCGCGTACATCCTTGGCAGCGTCTCCCAAACTGGCAATTGCCTGCTGGAAATATGGTTTAGCTTTAGCGTAGGTCTCTTCGTCAAACGAGAAACCAGATCCCAGACGACCGGGTGATTTGCCTCCGAAGAGAGCAACCAGTCCATCCATCGCTGCGTCAAATGACTTCTTAGCGTTCGCGCCAGCACTGGCCAGAGTTTCATCGACGGTCCGTTCTGCAGGCTCACTGATCGGCGGCTTGCCTTCTGCCGGTTTGATCTCAGTTGGCGGCAGCGGAGCAGGAGCAGCAGAGGGCTCGCCACTAGGTTTGATACCAGTCTCTTCAGCAAAGATGTCGTCAAACATCTTGCCGAGATCGGTATCTGTCATGCCCGCAGGTTGCTCTGCAGGCGGCGCAGCGGTCGGCGGCTCAGCAGGTGGCAGCTCCGCAGCGGGCGGTGTTACAGGTTCAGCAGGCGGAGCAGACTTGCTGACGATTTCATCAAAGTTTTGTTGAGCTTGTTCTTGATTCGGCCAGAACTTGATAGTGGGCGCAAACTTACCTGCGTCCTTGTCATACACTCCGACGCCAAAGTTTCCAGACTTGGCCTTCCACATCCGGACTTCAGTGTTTTCAGCCGTCGGCGCGGTGTTGATGTAATCAATCTTCGGTTCTTCAGGAGGTGCTTGGGGCGGGCGCTGTTTCATAGACAGCATCCCAAACTCATCCATCAACTTAACGCGCTGATCTTCGAGGGTGGCATAACGCCGCCCACGTTCCGTGTTTTCGCGGGGCAACGCTCCATTCTTAGAAAGCAACGATAGCTGTTCGTCGTCAATCGTTTTGATTTTTGCGCGAACTTCATCAATTGCTTGCTTGATTTCTTCCGGCGTAGTCGGAAGCTTACGCGGCTCCTCAACAGGCGGCTCAGTCGGAGGCGCTGTGGGTGGCGCTTCGCCAGATGGCGCAGTTGGCGGCGCTGGAGGAGTTGTCGGCGGCGGCGTAGGAGGTGCGGGAGGAGGCGGCGCAGGAGGTTCTTGCGTAGCACTCGGTACCCCAAACTTGGAAGTCAGTAGATCGTAGACCGCCTGCTCCTGATCATTAAGGGTTGCCGGTTCTTTAGCCGGGATCACTACCGGGTTACCGTCCGGACCAGTGACTGTCTGCTCAGGGCTACCTTTAGCTTTCTGATGTAGCTGAGCTAGAACGTTTAGCTGCTGAGCCTCTGGAAGCTGGCCGATAAACTGTTCCAACGTAACCGGTCCGGCAGGCGGTTCCGGAGGCTGAGCCGCGGCGGCCGGAGCAGGCGGAGCAGGAGGCGCTGCAGGCGCAGCTTCAGGCGTACGCAGCAGACCCAATACGCCCCCAAGTGTTCCACCACCTAGCGCAGCCAGACCAGCTGTAGCACCCAAACCTTCCGTTAAGGCTTGTTCAGGTTTTACATCCCGCATCGCTATGTTGGCGGACAACTTCCCACCAACCTCTTCAACCACCTCGCTGGCTGATTCACCCAACAGGCCACGGATGCCTGATCCAATTCGGCCACCAGCGCCCGGAACCAACGGTGCTTTAGCCATTGCTTGTTCGATGGTCCTAGCACCCGGAAGCTTTTGAGCAAGCGTAGAGATGACCAATGCTGACGCACCAGCACCTCGAGCCTGATCCAGCGCGGTTTGCTTGGCTACATCAGGGTCAATGTTCTGACGGATCAGCTCTTTGTAGATGTCCTCATAGGCTTGAGCCCCGATGTCCGCACCCTGCTGGAGAGCGCCGGCACCGATAGCTGCGGTAGTCCCGTAACGGGCCGCTTGTTTCGCACCTTCTTCTAAGCTTGCCTGAGCCAGCGCAGCTCGAGCGGCTCCCGCAGCAGACCCTGCTTTAGCAGCGCCAAACGGAACGACTAGCTGAGGGAGTTGCTCAGCGATAAACGTACTAAACAGAGCCGGATCTTTAAGCGTCTGGCCAAACGCAGTGCCAAACGCTGACAGTTGTCCGCCAGTTTGTTCTGCTTCTTGGATCGCACGGGCACGTTCCAGTTCCCTAGCCACAAGGCCCGGAGACTTCAGACCTTGGCCAGTCTGTTTAATCCGTTCCCCAAGTTTATAGAGACCGGTCTCAGTATCACCGGTACCCAGTGCATAAAGCTGGGCAGGAAACTGAACGAGCGCACCAAGTCCAGATGTCAGCGCGGCAGCGGGATCTTTAAGTAGGGCTTCCCCATAGGTACGCTGCTTGGCTTCACCACGAAAAGCCCCGCCCTGTTCAGCAACAGCCTGTTCCAGAACAGATTGAGGCGTCCCCTCAGGGGCTTCAACAGAATAGGTATAGCCGTCTTTACCCCGGACTTGGAACGTCGGCATGAGATTACCTCGTGGGAGTTGCGCCTACTACTGTAACACCTTGGCTTGCAGCAGACCCTGAACGCTGCGTAGTACCTTGCGTAGATCCAGCGCCCCGCAGTCGCATAATTTCTGCATCAATTTCACCAAGCCTCGCTCGTTGTTCGTCGCTCCATTTCTTCTCGTGAGCGTTAATCATCCCCTGCTGCGCAACGGTCAATTGTTTGCCAGCGTCTCGATTGCTCAAAGCACTTTTCAAGGCTAGGTTGTCCTCAATTTCTTTTTGCTTGTCTTTTTGCAACTGGTTAAAGGTGGTAGATCTATCTTTAGCCAACTGTGTAAGTCGAGCACTTACTGCAGCGTCAGAACGCACACCCGCCCCAATCTCGGCTACGGCAATCTGAGTAATACGAGTCAACTCATCGTTAGAAATGTTGTACCGTCGGAGTGCAGCTTCTTTAGCAATATCAGCTTTGATCTTTTCCATATCGCCCTGATGCTGCGTGTAAGCGCGAATAGCGGTTTCTGCCAAAGACGCGGCAACACGCTGATCTGCGACATTAGTTTCCGCTTCAATCTTGCTGGCAACTTCTGCAATCTTAGAGCCAAGCTCAAGCGTTTTTCCACGGACGCCAAATGCTTCACGGGCTTCTGCGATATCCCGCTGACGCATCTCTTCACGCCCTTTCTGGATATCTTTGAGAGCCTGAAGACCTTGCGCTTCTTGCTGAGCACGAACTCTAGAAGAAGCCTCACCAGCTCCACCCAGAACGCTACCCAGTCCACGCCTGCCCGCGCCGCCAGACAAGAACGCCTGCAGCCGGTCCAGCATCTGCGTTTGAGGATCGCTCATTTGAGCGTACCGCGCCTCGAGAGCAGCTTGATCCGCGGCACGAGCGCGTTTTGATTCTTCGCTTTCTTTGGGAAACTCTTTGGCGTATTGCTCAAGCTGACCACGCAGGCCCGTCAACTCTTGAAGAAGCGGGTTGGCACGAGCAGACCGAGCATCAAGTAACTGTGCGCCCATTAACGTAGCCAGACGATCTGACGTACGAGTGTCAGGGGCGGTCGGCAACGCAGCCAGAATTCCGGTTTGGTCTTGTTCTGGAATTGCGGTCCGTACTGGGGATGGGGGAGCGGTAGGAGCGGCAGGAGCGGCAGGAGCAGATGCGTCCTGTGGAGGCATCTGCATCATTGTCCGATCAATTTCTTCGCCGGGCGAAGGAATCTGCATCATGGTCCGATCAATACCTTCACCGGGAGAAACAGGCGCGCTACGTGGGAGTGTGGCTGACGGCGGTGTAAGCGGTGCCCCTTCTCGCTTTGCTCGTTCTTCGGGCGTCATAACAACTGACTGGCGTTCAATAGAAAGTTGTCTTTCTAATTCCCGCATCCGATTCATGTAATCACGAAGACTTTCTCCCGGCAACCGAACTCTTCGCTCTTCTTCAGATTGTCGTTGTTCCGCAATACTTCTACCACCGGCTTGAAAGTTAACTACACCGCCGTCTGCAAACTGTCTTGAATAGCCAAGGTTAAAACTAGGACCGCCCTGCCCACGAGGAATGTCAACTCCTGCGCTAACCCGACCACCCATCGCTGGGGTGCTTGCCCCCAAGGAATATCCGGCTACCCGGTTTGGTATACGGTCACCAAGCCCGCTAATACCGGCAGACAAAGTTGAATCACCAAACATCTGCTTTAAAGTCATGCGAGCTTGAGTAGGTGAATTAAATTGCATACCTGTTAGTTTTGTTGCCGTCATGACAACTTCCGCGTCTCCCATTTTAGAAATGGCTGACAAAGTATTTGCAACTCCACCCACTCCATCTGGTGCAGTTGGGAACACCCGGTCTTGTCTAATAGCAACAGGACCGCCATCGTCAAACGCGACAATTCCACCAGCTGCCATAGCCTGTGGAGGCATAGCACTTTGAGCCCCCGGAGCAGCGGCGATTCCTTGTCTCATGGCCTGCTGTTGCTGCATAGCCTTCTGCTGTAGACCGCCCCCGATCTGCTGGGCCAGCTGCTGTTTTGTCAGCTCGAGAGCTTCTTTTTCTTTCTGCTCCTTAATGGTAGGAGCATCAGGCGGAGGCCCAGATTGAGCCTGCTGAGCCGCCATCAGTTGGCGCTTCTCCCGCGTCAGTTGCTCGTACGCAATCAGTTCTAGCAGGTCGTTACTCAGCTGAACCCGCTGCTTAAGCTTATCTTCCTGCCCGCGATAAGCATTCATTACACGGGAGAGGTCCATGTTCATCATGGCGCGAATCCTTAAATTATTTAGGAGCAGGCCCAAGCACACCAATATCACGCAGGAACCCAACTATGCCACCGGCACCGCCAAAAATGTTACTAAGCAGGTCAGGCTGGGAGTATCCGAAGTTGGACGAAGCAACAGGAAGATTGGCCAAGAACTGCCGTTGGAACTCAAGGTTCTTGTACGGAAAATCTCGTTCTTCTTGGAACTGTTTAATATCAGCTGATACACCTTCCGACTCAATTCCACGCTGGACGGCACCAAGATCAGCTTGTTTTTGGAGAGCAGCTAGACCGTAATCTTGCGCCATTTTGGTCGCCGCCATCTCACGTTGTTGTTCTGTATTGAATTGCGCCAACGCTTGATCGTATGCAGACTTATATCCTTCGCCTGTAATCTTGCCAAGATTCTGCATGAGATTACGGCCAAGCTCAGACTCCATAATTGCCTGCCGGCCCCCGCCATATGCGCCAGCTTTAGTCAAACGCCCCGCTTGCTGATTGCGTAGAATCTCTGCCTGTCTACGCGCTTCATCAAGTTGAGGGTTCAGCGCCGCCATCAGGTATGGATTCATGTACGCGTTGGCTTTGTCTGCTGTAAACGTTGACGGGGTGTACCCGGCATTCATTTGAGCAGTAGGGACCGTAAGCCCGCCAATCCCGGTAAACGCTTGGCCTTGAAGTGCAGACTGACCAGCAGTCAACGGTCCTTCGTATGCTTGATAAGGTTGGTCAGCAACTGCCTGAACCTTACCCATCATGTCAGTGACAAACGGCCCCGCCCATTCTGAAAGGGTGCCAGCCGTGCTGGTTTGTTGGCCAGCATTAGAACTTTGGTTTGACGTTGCCATATGTGCCTCACTTAGGCATAAATTTGTCGGGGTTGATCTGTTTACCCTGCTTGGTCGTGCCGGTACGAGCCTTACGGATACGGTCCATCATGTCGTAGAGACGCTGTGCCCCGGCCTCTGAGTTCCCGTTCCCAAGGTGCGAGACCACATCGGCAGGGACTACAAACTCGCCGTGACTCAGCGCCGCAGGCTGGGATCCTTCAATGTTAGCGGGAATCTTATCTGCCATAC